CCGCTATTTTAAATAAATAGTGCCGTGAAGTGGCTCAATTTTGCTCCGCCATTTACACCTCGGCAATCAGTTTTGATTCTTCATCCATATTGGCTTTTGAAAGAAGGTCTTTAACTGCTGTTAAATCCACACCTTCCAACTGCTTTTTAATGCCTGAAAGCTCAGTGTTTAAGTCTTTGTTTTTTCCAAGTAGCTCATCATTTTTTGCCTTCAAGCCTTTGACTTGTTCATCTACAGCATTTTTGATTGCTTCTTGAATTTCAGGGCTGTTTAAATCAACTTTATTGTCATCTGACATTGTTTATTCCTCGAATAACCGCCTTGCGGATTTGTGAACCTGAGCTTTGCGCAGGCAATAAAAAAGCACCCTAATGGGTGCTTTTAAGTAAGTAGCTTATCTAGCATTTATGATTGGTTTTGCTCAATGCTTTTTCCAATTTTGAATGATTTAACTTTTTTTGTTCAATTGCATTGATGTCTTCATTGCTCATCTCACCAATGATATCCTTTGTAAATCCTGGATTATTTAACATAAACTCATGTATTTTGAGTTCTGATTTTAGAATCAAGCAGTAGAGCTGAGCGCTTTCCTCTTTCTCCTTGTCAGATAACGCTTTGCCAGCGTGAAGTTTTACAAATTCATTTTCATTGGCTTGTGCATTGTCTTTTTCATCAATAATTGATTGAAGTTCTTTTATTTTTGAATATTCATAATTTGAGGATGCAAAAATTTGTTGGGTAATAAGTATGGATATTAAAAGAATAGATAATTTTAGCTTCATCTTCGATATTCATTTGTTTTTAATAGTCCAGAATAATAACTGATCAAATTCGAAACCTACAAGCCTAAATCTTTGAAAGTTTCCTCATCCATTTCTTTTAACTGCTTCAACGTATATTTCCGATCAGTCAAAGGGTCAATGAATCGCTGAATTGGATATTTTCCAGTTTTCCATAATTCATATCGAGCCTTACCAAGCCATTCAATTTGATATTTTTTGCTCTGATGTGGAAACCAATCTTTATAAGAAGTATTGGCATCAACTTGACCTATCTTGCCATCACGCTGATCTTTTGGAATATCCTTAACCGCGCGATTATCTGCAACAAATGGACGTAATCCTGCAACTTTACCATCAGCATCAACCCCAAGGAGTTTTGATCTACAATGAGGATGCAATGGTGGATGCCTGATATTCGGATCACCCTTTTGCCATGTTGTTTGATCTAAAGACGCGCACAATAATGAAGTTCTTCCATCAAGCACACTAAAGAACTTGTAGAAATCAAATCCCAAAGCATCCCAAGTAGACACATAAGATTGATTTGACACATGACTTCGGGTAGTCCTAACAACTCGATCCACATCTTTAAATGATTGATCAATCAAACCATCAAAATGGACTTTCTTTCCATCAATGGTTTTGTCATAACCTCGAATACGCTTAACGATTTCATAATTCGTTTGACCTGAATTAATTCCATCTCGAATCGCATATTCAACTTTTTGGCGAGCTGTCGTGGCAATATTCTCAAGCAAACTATCTACCAAAGCCCCACCAGTCAAAGGCTTGTGCCTGATCTTTGTATACAGTTTATTGCCATCTGGATCTTTAATTGGATTATTTAACGCCTTGGATAACCATATGGACTCGTAAACTGCGAATGCCGTTGCTGTTATTGCAAATGTTTCAGGCAGCGCGACACTCAAGCTTAGGAACCATTCATCAATAAGGCTGCGTACTTCTTTGAGCTTTGGTGTTGTGTACTGTGCACCAGATAAGGCTATTTTCTCTTGATCGCTTAACTCATCCATCAGATCACGAAGTTCCAGAACCATTTCATTAGATTGATTGCTAAAAAGCTGCCAAATCTCATTAACTGTTTGACTCGATGCACGATGCAAGTAAGTTTGATGCTGAATAAATGCATTGAGAAATGCTTGCTCTTGAATCGAGTTATTCATGATCTAACCCATATTTAATGTGCCTTCAGTTTCTTGTTCAACCTTAAGCAATTCTTCTTGATACCCACCTTCAGGGAGTTTGCCAGTAGCAATGTAATCCCAATAAGTTGAGAACGAATTTTTACCAGCCAAAGCGCCTTCATAAAGTTGCTTAGCCAAGTTAATGTCATAGGATTGATTAGAAAATTCAGGCTTCACCGTGAAAACATAATCATTAGGATTTAGCCCAAGCCATTGAGCTGCATACTTTAATGCCTGCTCAATACCTTCGGCTGCACAAGTCACAATACTATGTAAACTCGCATGCTGATCATCTTGTCTTGCTCGACGTGCTTCACCTGATTCTTGCGTGTTGGTATCAATAACCTTTGCGCCTGCTTCTAATGCAGCATTCTTTTGAGAATCCATTTCAGCTTTGGTTTTATCAATGCCTACGCCTTGAATCTCCAAATATCCACACTCAGCACCCTGAGGTAAATCCCAAACTGCCATTACACCAGTAACACTGATTTCATCATCATCCGATAGGCCACTAATCCAAGGTTGCGGATGGGCTGTATGATGAAGAGACTGGAAATAATCCGCAGATAACTGGTAATACTTAATCGCAGCCTTAGCCATTGATAAGAGTGGAATTGAGCCAACATTTGGAGAATTGTTTGTTGCACCAATGAAAACAAAAGTAATAAAACCAAGATTATTGTTTCCAATTTTTGGTGTTTTTTCTTCAGTTTTCCCACCGTCATGCAGGAACACTTCAAAATTACCATCATTCAATTCTAAAGATCGCTGAACTGTCTTTGTGCTGTGGCTGAACTTATCTTCACCTGAACTATGTTGCTCTTCCAAAACAACCAATGTTGTGTCTTTCCGCCCCTCAACACTGTTCTCCTTCCAGTTGATGATAGACAATGCGTCATACAGGGCAAAATAAGGTTTTCCATCTCCATCAACATCGATGTAAAGCCCACAACGTCCAAATTCAATAATCTGCTCTACAATTCGAATGAATAACTGCTTTAATCCGAATCCATCATTTGTTGCATTTTCTTCTAAATGCTTCATCAAATTGCTTTTGATCTGAATTTCAGGAGTAAGTTTAGAAACCAAGCCAATCATAGTCCGCAATGAATCTTGGACCCATAATGGATATTGAGCTCGTTGCAGATATCCATTATAGATTTCTTTACCCAACGGACTTTGCTTTTCAGCTTCGATTTGACCTGCTGATTTTGGTAGATACTTGGTTGTAGCCTCTTTTATGGTTTCTTCGCCAGCAACAGAGCTTGAATCCTGCATCAGTTGCCAACTCGTTTTGACCGCTGCATATTGCGGATGTTGATCTGTAACTGCCATATCAATACCAATAAAAAAAGCACCCGAAGGTGCAAACTGTTTAAGCCATCCCACGGATTCTGCGAGTCCCCACAACTTTTTTATTAATTGGGAATAGGTACGCAACAGGATAGGTTCCTGCATCATTCATATGATCAAATCCAGATTTCTTATCGGGTTGACCATTTTCATCATAAATCTGACGTTCTTGACATTTTGCAAAGTGAGGGCAAGTCATTAAATTAATGAATAATCTACGCTCACCCAAAGTATTACAGAGGAGTGAATTCATAGAATTTATTCGATCTTTCACAGCCGGGTTTGTTGTATTTACATAAACTTTGAACTTAGCCTTTCTAAGCAAAGCAATATCTGTCTCACTTGCATTCGATGATTTTCTATTTTCTCCTGAAGCATCGGGATAAATTCCAATTTCCTTGTTAGGATATGCTTCCTGTATAGCTTCAATCATTGCAGGTGTATCAAATAAATTTACAAATTCATCAACAGCATGAAGTTCATCTCCACGGCGCACATATACTACAGCGGCCATTTTAGTAACGTTAAAGTCCATGCCGACATGAAGAACATCATTTGGCTGGACGGTTTCACTCGATGCATTTAGTAAGCGATTAAAACAGTAATAGATAACACCTTGGTAACTCTCAAAACTCGCTTCATATTCCTGACTGAATGTTTTTGGATCCATCTTACGTTTAGCAACGATTATTTCAGATTCAGGAATATTCCCACCTTGTAATGATGTATATGAAAAACTACGACAGTCTGGTTCATGTCCTGGCTGACCATCCATGAAGGTGTCATAGCAATGATTAAATCCCTTTGGAGTTCCAATCCTTAAAACATGACCACCTACCCTAAGCACGCCATTGATGATGTACTTACAAGTTGAAAGCATTGGTCGAAGCACTTCTTCCCATGCAGCCCATTTACAATCAGCCCATTCATCTATGATTAGGAAAAATAATCCTGACCCACGCAGATCATCATAATTATCAAGACCAACGACACGCATTACATGGCCACTTTTTAAAGTGATTGTGCACTCTGTTTCATTGGGCTTTCCAGCACGCCAAGATGGTGGTATAGCCTGTTTTAATCTTTTCCAAAAAACGCGTTTTGCCTGTTTAAATGTTGGTGCTGCATACCAGATTTCATCTTCAACAGATACATTCCATTTGGCTGCCAATCTAGCAGCACGACGCATTTCAGCTTTTGCCAGAAAGGTCTTTCCGAATCGTCTACCACAAACGGCATCACGGAAACGCGCATCAGGTTGCCAACCCCACAAATAGATATTTGCTTGCTTGGGTGTAAGGTGTACCGCTCCATCAGGAGGATTAAAGAATTGGCTCATTTGGAATTTCCTCATCAGGGTTCAGGCTGATTTTGTAATCTTCCTCAGGTGGTCTACTTTCAGGTGGATTTACTTCACGCTTGAGTTTTTCAAGCTCAAGCCTTTTCATCTCAATTTCAATCTGTTCTTTTTCAGATAGCTCGCTTGTTCCAGTGGTGCTCCCCATTTGAATCAAGCTTTGAGCCTGTTTTAAGACTTTAGCTCTCATGACTTTATTTTTTGAATAATCTTCATACATCCCTTGTAGCTCTTTAAAATGGAAGGCCTTATTAGCAATAGGGATGTTTTCAGTATTTTCTTTAAAGTCTTTGCGCGTTCGATCAAAAAGCTCTTTTAATTTCTTGCTTAGATTCTTACCCATTGATTTTGTTGGGTCATAAGCTGAGACTTGTTGACGCTCGATCTCAATACCAAATTCTTGTTTTACAGCATCAGCCACCTGTTGTGGTGTTTCAAAGCAAGCAAGAGACTGAACTATAAAGATTTTTATAGGCTCCCTTAGCGTTGCCATAATTACCTCTTTGTAAAACTACGTAAAACAAGATGGGCAAAAAAATGAGCCTCAAGGCTCAATTAATTAGACATGTTCCGCAGCATTTGGAAATATTTAAATCTGATACAAACGGCGGGTTTTTAGCGACTTCTACCATTCGCTTGACGTTCTCGCTTGCTCCCCAGCGTTTGACCACCCCGATAAATTCTTCTACATCATGGCCAGCTAAATAATGTTTTGGTAAGCCTGTATAATCGCTATAGAGGATTTCCCCATCCTCGTCACGCTCAACACCGATGTGATATAGCTCATGCTCAATCAAAGCACAAAATTCACGATCGTTCGCACTTTCACAAAAGCTTGCATCAACCGTAATGAGATATATAGGCACAAACCCAAACCAGTCGCGCATTTGTTGTTCTTGTCGAGCTTTACGCCATCCACCCTGGTTAAACATTACTTTTTCACACTGGCCTAACACCATCCGTTTTTTA